AAGAGATTACACATGGGGAGTTAGATGTCGTTGGAGATATAGTCTGGTGTCTGGAGTCTGGTGTCTGGATAGGTTGATCGTTCGTTGAACGATTCGTAGCACGAGTCGTGCTCGGCTCGTTGCCCTGTCGGTCCGCTCTTCGTCGCGCTTCTCGTTGCTCGGCGATGCGTCGATTCGTCTCTCGCTGCTCGTCCGCCTTCGCGATTTCGCGCTGGGCTCTCGAGTTAGTCCACCCACCCTCGCCCTGCTCCCAGAATTCCTCGAGGACGCGCTTCACGGCGTCTCGGTCGAGCTTCGAGACTGCGCCGACGATGCGGCAGAGCTGCGTCATGTCGGACGGGAGCGGACGCTCGGTCGCGTAGTGATGATCGAGGAGCGACCTGTATGCGCCGCGCTCGGTTAGCGAGAGGTGCCCGGTGTCGCGTTGGAAGTCGCCGATGTAGTGCTTGTAGAAGTTCACGCCGCCTCCCCGACCTGGTTCACGCGGCGTCTAGCTCTCGAGTCGCGGATCACGCGCCAGTCGACATCCGGTCGGAGTTCTTCGACCGTGACGATCCCGTTGCTCTCCCGCTCGATGTTGATCGCCAGCGATTCCGCGGCCTTTTTGTAGCCGTAGCTCACATTCCGCAGATGGCCTCCCGTCGTTCCGACGCGCTCTGCGAAACGGTCGCGCTGCCGGAGGGTCATGGTTTGAAGGAACTCTTTGAGTGTCATGGCGCCCGGAGTATTACCAAAAAGCCATTATTGTTCAATACCACACGGTAATTCACCTATAGGTGAACAATAATGCGACAATGCAAACCGTGGACATTCAGGAAATCAGACGAGAACGCCTTCGGCGCCTCATCAGCGACGAGTACGGTGGCAATACTTCGCGTTTTGGGCAGATAGTCGGAAAGAGCCAGAGTCAGCTTTCCGGTACGCTCACATCAAAGAAAGGGTTCGGAGAAAAGCTCGCCCGGCAGATCGAGGCGGCGGTCGGACTACCTAAAGGATGGCTCGATCGCGTCGACGATGCACAAAACGTCGGAGAAGAAGCGCCGGAGGGATTTGTCGCGGTGAAGAGAGTCAAAATAAAACTCTCCGCAGGAGTGATCGGCTGGGCGGTGGAATGCCACCAGGACGAAGCCCCGCCCCTGTTTTTCCGCAGGGAATGGTTCGAGTCGCGAGGCTTTCGGCCCGATCATCTTGTCGCCGTAAAAGTCGAGGGCCGCTCGATGGAGCCAGGCCTCTATGACGGCGACACGATCGTCATCAACAAAGGCGACACCGCCATCGTCGATGGCGAGGTCTTCGCCGTGAACTATGAAGGCGAACTCGTAATCAAGCGCCTGCGCCGAGATTCCGGCGAATGGTTTCTCTCTTCCGATAACCCAGACAAGCGCCGCTACGGTGACAAGCGATGCGGCGAAGGCGTCGAGATCATCGGGCGCGTCGTCTATAAGAATTCCGAGCGGATCTAGGTCCGCCTGGCCTGGTAGCCGCTATCCCGCAATAACCTTTTAGTCAACCATTACCGTCTGTTGTTGACTTAATAAGTACCACCCGGTAATACTCCCCAGGAAGCCGCAGTTCGCGGCCCCTGACTTGGGAGGTTACATGGACACAGCAATCGACGGGATCATCGCGTTTTCGGCCATTTTGGTCGTCTTCGGCGTCTTCGCCGTGTTCGGCGGGATCGTCGAGTATCTCCTCAATCTGATCGAGACGCGCCGACGTAACCGTCGCCGCCGGGAGCTTCTGCCTGGCCCGAACGTCCGCTCGCAGCGCCGCGGCCGTCAATGGCAGGTGCCGCTGTGAGCTCGGTTGAGTACATCGACCCGCGCGATACGAGAGCGGTGGCCGAGTTCGTCCGAGGGATCGAGCGTGACGCCCCGCCTCCTGTTGTCCGCATGGAGCTCGACCCGGAGGTTCCGCTCGGTGAGCTCATCCGCGCATTGAGCGCATCGGGCCTTGCGCTCTCGACGTTGCACGGCGGACGGCAGCTCATCCATCGAGCGCCGAAGGAGGCCGCATGATGGAACAGCAACGATCCGCGGAGTGGTTCGCGGCCCGCCTCGGACTTTGCAGCGCCTCTCGTTTTAAGCACGCGCTCGCCAGGCTAAAGCCAAAGAAAGACGAAACGAAAGGCGCACCGGCGCAGGCTCGCATCGACTACGCGATCGAGCTGGTCACCGAGCGCCTCACCGGCCAGCCGACGCCACACTTCACCACCGCGGCGATGCAATGGGGAATTGACCAGGAGCCAGGCGCGCGCATCGAGCTTGAGTTCAAGCTCGGCGTCGAGGTGCGCGAGACCGGATTCCACCGTCACCCGTCGTTGATGTGTGGAGCGTCTCCCGACGGTCTCATCGGAAGTGACTCGGACCCCAACGCATCCGTCGTCGAATTCAAATGTCCATCGAGCATCGTACACGCCGAGACCTGGTTGTACGGGATGCCGCATGAGCACAGAGCACAGGTGCAAGGCCAGCTCTGGATAACGGGTCGCAAGCGCGCGCTGTTTTGCAGCTACGACCCGCGTTTTCCGAAATCACACCAGCTCTACATCGAGCACGTCGAGCGCGACGACGTCTTCATTGCGAACCTGGACCTCGAGGTCCGACAGTTTCTCGCCGAGGTGGACGACCTCGAGCGCCAATTAAGGGAGAAGGCAGCATGACGACAGCGATTCAATCCGTCAGCGTGACGGACATCGAGAAGATGGCGACGGCGGTCGCGAAGTCTGGGCTCTTTGGAGTCCGTACACCCGACCAGGCGATGTCTTTGATGCTGATCGCCCAGGCGGAAGGCCTGCACCCAGCGATCGCCGCGCGCGACTATCACATCATCCAGGGACGACCCTCGCTGAAGAGCGACGCTCTGCTCGCTCGATTCCAGGCGAACGGCGGAAAGATCGAGTGGATCGAATACACCGATCAGGCGGTCGCCGCGAAGGTGTCGCACCCGCAAGGCGGGACGGTCGAGATCCGCTGGACCTTCCAGATGGCCGAACGCGCTGGGCTCACAAAAAACGCGACCTGGCGTCAGTACCCGCGACAGATGCTCCGCGCTCGCGTGATCTCCGAAGGCGTTCGCGCTGTGTTCCCTGGTGTTGCCGTCGGCGTCTACACCTCCGAAGAGGTCCAGGACATGACGATCTCGAGCTCGAGCGCGACAGTCGTCGCCCAGGAGCCGCCGCTCGCCGATCCGGTTCACCTGGTACGCGAGGCACCGGATCTCGAGACGCTGAAGACTCGCTTCCGCGATTCGGTAGTGCTCGCCAGGAAGTCAAAGGATCGCGAGCTCGAGGAGTCGCTGAACTACGCGAAGGACGCCAGGAAGGCGGAGCTCGAGGCGATCGTCGTCGAGCCGCAGGAGGTCGCAGCATGAACACCGCCCTCGAGAACCTTGTCGCGATGGCCGACCAGGCGAGCTCGCGTCAGCTTGTCGCCGAGGTCGTTCGCACCGCCTACGCCCTCGGCAAGTTCGACGCGGTCATCGAGTCGACGCTGACCGAGTTGAACGCGCGCCGCAGAGAACTCGAGATGAATCGGGAGGTGTTGTCGTGACACAAACGGAACAGATCCGCGCCGCGCTGCTCTCTGGAATCGAGCTAACGCCGCTCACAGCGCTCGATCAGTTCGGGTGCTTTCGCCTGGCCGCTCGAGTTGCAGAGCTGCGCGCCGAAGGCATGGACATCGAGACCGTCACCGAGACCAGGAACGGGAAAAAGTTTGCGCGGTATCGCGTTGCACAGCCGGTGCTCCCTGGATTCGAGCTCGTCATGTAGTCATCGACGATGCGCGCGTCACACCCCCCAACGGAGCCCGGCCCCGTCGTGCAAGCCGGAACAGTTATGTCTGGATTTTATTCTTTGATGTCTGATCTTGAGATTGTCGGTCACGTCTCCGCGATCCCCGACGCAAGCGATCTCTCGCAGGCGCTCGCCTCTCGAGTGAAGCTACTCGTTGAGGAGCGCGACGAGTTGCAGAAGGCCGTCGGTGAGCTACAGAAAAAGCTTCTTTCTTTGCAGCTCGGGATCGCTGAAGACAAGCTCGACGCTTATGTCGAGATCGTGGAGAAGGCCGCGTGAAGATTGCGGGTCGATTAACAAAGCGCCCCTCATCCGAGCATCCAGCGCCGAGCCATTGGTCGCGCTTGCGCGATGAAGCGCTCGCCGCGGCAAATTTTGAATGTCGCTGCTGCCCTGCGTCCGCCGCTACTGGCTACGGGCTTGAGTTGCATCACCGGCACTACGAGACATTCGGTTCCGAATCTCTTGCCGACGTCGTTGTGCTGTGCCGCCAATGCCACGAGGCGATTACATCGCGACTTCGACAGGAGCGACCGGCTCCGATGATTGATTGCGTCCGGGAAAAAGTCGCGCGACCCGGCCGCATTGAAACAGCGCGCAAAAATCTGACGCCCCTGGTGGGTATGGAGTTATCAAATGTCGATAGGTTATCGGTTCTTCAGCGCAACGATTTCCGGCCTGTCTCCGCTCGTTATGCACAACGGGCAGTTAGCGGACCCCCTCAATCCATTCTCAAAAGCGATGAAGGCGGTCTCGTCTAAACGAAAAAAGACAGACGCCGATCTTGCCGCGATGGCGGACATCGAGTGGAAAGGCGGGCTTTATGTAGACGCAAATGGCGCGCCGATGATTCCGAGCCGCATTCTCGAGGCGGTGATCGCAAAAGGCGCGACGCGGAGCAAAGAAGGCAAGCAAGCGCTTTCTGGCGTGTTTGTTGAAACAGACGGCGCGCTGTCTTTTGCCGGTGCCGGAAAGACCGTCGATGAGATGTGTGCCGATCCGTTCTTTCGCTTGACGGTCGGCGTTCGTGTAGGTCAAGCGCGCGTCATGCGAACCCGCCCGATTTTTCACGATTGGCGCATTACGTTTGAAGTGTCGGCATCAAATGAGGTCGTCGCTGACGCCGCTGCGCTGCATCGTTGGCTGTCGGACGCTGGTGCGTTCATCGGCCTCGGTGATTATCGGCCTCGATACGGCAGATTTACGGTTGAGCGTTTCGATGAAATTAAACGGGAACTAAAAATCGCCGCATAACGTGGCAGGGTTTGGATGTTAAGGCTTGGCACGGCGGGGCTCGGCAGGGCTCGGCTGGGAACGGCGCGGCCAGGCACGGCTAGGCGCGGCAAGGAAATTTTGGCCGGGATCGGCATGGCTCGGCTTGGCTAGGCATGGCAGGGCTCGGTGGTGCACGGCGCGGCTAGGCATGGACATTTGGGAAGGGCTTGGAATGACACGGCAAGGTCGGCATCGGGTACGCGAGAAATTCAAGGCATGGACGACGGAGTACTGAAATGAATCCCGCCCTTCGAGAGCTTGTCGAGCTGCTCGCTCGAGCCGCCTATCAGGAGCTCCGGGACGCGCCTCCGCCGCCCCAGGATGAGCAGAAGTTGATCGAGAGCCGCCTGTCATCATAAGGTGACGCAATGCGCGCAATTATCTACGCCCGGTATTCGACCGAACATCAGACGGAGTCGACGATTCTCGATCAGCTCCGTCGGTGTCGCGACTACGCGAAAAATCACGGATTAAAGATCGCCGCCGAGTACACGGACGAGGGTATCTCCGGCGCTGCGATCGGCAATCGACCAGGCGTTCAGAAGGCGCTCGCCGAGCTCGAGCGAGGCGATGTTCTCCTGGTCGTCGACACTACGCGCCTTTCGCGTTCCCAGGATCTTGCGCCGCTTCTCACTCGGTTACGTCACCGCGGCATCCGCGTCGTCGGCGTCCTGGACGGTTTCGACTCTGACAGTCGCACCGCCAGGATGCAGGCGGGTCTCTCCGGGATTATGTCCGAAGAGTTCCGCGCGCAGATTGCCTCGAGAACTCACTCGGCGCTCGATATGAGAGCGCGCCAGGGAAAGGCGACTGGCGGGAAGTGTTACGGGTACTCGAAGGCGGGAGAGATCATCGAGGCAGAGGCCGCGATCGTGCGCGAGGTGTTTGACCGCGCAGCTCGAGGTGAGGCAATGAAGGCGATCGTGTCGGATCTGAACCGACGCGGAGTGCCGTCACCGGGCTCGACCTGGGAGCGAAAGGCTCGCCGATCGGACGGGATGTGGCTCGTCTCGGCGATTCACTCGATGCTCGGGAACGATCGCTACATTGGCCGGGTTGTGTGGAATCGCTCGATCTGGAAGCGAGACCCAGACACCGGCAAGCGTCAGCGCGTCGAGCGACCGGAGTCGGAATGGATCGTGACCGAAGGTCCGGCGATCGTTGAGCTCGAGACCTGGGAGAAGGTTCGCGCCCTGGCGACGCCGAGAAAGTTCCACAATGGAACGAAAGGTCGCGGTCCGAAGTACATCCTCTCGGGGATTCTGGTCTGCGGGGAATGTGGCGGGAAGTTGGTCGCGACCGGCGCGAACGGTTCCTGGTACTACTGCGGCACCCGGCACCAGGGAGGCGACTCGGCCTGCTCGATGGCGATCGGCGCCAGGCGGGACGTTGCCGAGGAGAAGCTGCTCGAGCCGATTACAAAACAGCTCCTCTCGAGCGACGCGGTCGAGCTGGCGGTCGCAATGATCCGCCAATGGCGGCGGGATGAACGCACGGAGTCGACGCGCCCGGCAGAGCTCGAGGAGCTTGATCGCCGGATTGCCAAGCTCGAGGCGCAAGTATCCCAAGGGATACTCGACCGGGAGGACATCGCGCCCTCGGTAGCCGCGCTCCTGGAGCGCCGTCGAGCCCTGCTGGCGAAGTCCTGGCGGAAGGCGAACTCGAGGTCGAACGTCGACCAGGCGGTCGCCGAGGAGGCGTATCGGCAGGCGGTCGAGAATATGCGAGAGGCTTTGCAGGGACCGGCGGCTCGAGCTCGAGCTGCGGTTCACGAGCTGCTCGGGGACGTTGTGTGCCGTCCCGAGGCTGGAGTCCTGGTCGCTGCTGTCGCTGTGAATACCGCGCCGCTCATGCGAGCGGCGGGTGTTTCACAGAATGGTAGCGGGGGCTCGCTTCCTTATTATGAAATGGTACCACTTGTTCGAGGCGGTCCGCCCTTATTTTCCAAGCTGCTCGCGGCCTAGCCTACAGCTCGCCAGGGAGCGCACAGAGCGGAGCTTGAGGTTTGCCTCGTCGAGGCATTCGGTCGCATCGAGGTACGCCCTGGCGAGGTCTCCGTTCGTCTGGAGCGATCGTTCCGGGACGACACATTCGGACGTCAGGTAGTCAGGGATCGGCGGGCACGTCTCGACGATCACCGAGCGACCAGCGCACCCGGTCAGGGATAGGATCGAGAGCCCAATCGCGGCTCTCCGGGTCGGTCGTCGTGGCATTGGATAGATCCTCGCGTTTCCTATTTGCGGAGCGACGTATCGCTACCAGATCACGCTCGAGGCTGGTCAGGACGAGCTGCTGCTCGGCGAGTGCCTCGGCGAATCGTTCGCCCGCCTCCGCCGTCGCGGCCTCCCATCGAGCCCGCTCGGCGTCGACGCCGTTCCCGTAAGCCCAACGGTAAGCCCCGACCAGGAACGCCAGGAACGCCAGGAGTGCCACTAGGTACGGGAGGTAGCGTAGTAGCCAGGGAGGAGTCATTCGCGCGGGTCTCGGCCGGTGAGCCAGGTGATGTACCAGATCGCCTTCCCGGCCTCCTGCTCCGGCGCGTCCTTCTTTCCCAGGCGCCAGAGGTAAGCCATCGCGGAGCCCTTGACGTAGCCCTGGAACTCCTCCGGCGTCAGAGCCGCGCGCAGCGCGTCGATACACTCGATGTCGCCCTGGTAGTGGCTCGGGTTGATCGCGTCCTTCATGCCGCCCTCGGGATGGTGATCCATTCGGTCTTCGATGTGGTCGTGCCGCGTTGCACATAGACCGGCATTCGGAACGTAATGCCGTGTTGCGGGTGCGTGATCCAGAGCGCCTGCTGCGCCGGTTCGACGTCGAAGTTGTTCGCGTCGGCGTACTCGTCGTAGCCCTTCAGCGTCCCGTTCACGATGAAGCGATTCATGTGAATGTACTGGTGCCAATGCCCGAGGAGCATGACGTCGAAGCTCTTGTCGGTCTGGACGTTGCGCGCGCGTTTCTTTTTGTCGCCTCGAGCGATCGGACCGAGCGCGCCGATCATGCCATCGCCGCCCCTAAACTGATCGCCGTGCGTGAGGAGGTATCGCGTCCCGAAGATCTTGTAGTAGGCGTCCGGCCCTTCCGGGATTAGAAACGTCACGCGGCGATCGGCCTCGAAGACCTTCGCGAGCATCTGGTACAGAAGCCAGTCGAAGTTCGTGTGGTTGCGTCGTTTCGCTCGAGGCTTGCGACTCGTGCGGCCGTGGTTGCCGGTAACGCAGGGAACGAACACCGCACCGAACTCGTCCGCCAGGGTGCGGATGC